GCTACCCTGTTGGTAGCACACCGAAAGGTGATATACTTCACTATTCCACTATGGTTATGCGTCCGCTTAGATCATCCTACTATCCTGGAACTTCATGGTATGCAAACTTTTCGTCTTCAGTAGACGGAAGTCTGTTTTACTCAGCGCCTGGAGTAGCTATCGCTCTTCCTCAATATGAGGCGAAGCGAGAACTACTTGAAGACGTTGTTCCTGGGCTTCACACGGTAAATCCTGTGAAGCACTACCGTTGCTTGAAAAAGCACATATCTGAGTCTGAAATGTCTCAGCTATGGAGAAACCTGAGTGACCACTCCTTCGGGACGTGGATCCCCACCGGCTCAAAGAGTAACTCTTCCCAATGGTTATGGGACGAATCTCTTGGCGGTGGGTGGCTTCTCACTGGTACGTCTAGTGTTGGACCTAAGGGGAAATACGGCTACTGGTCTGATCCCGTAAAGGATCTTCCAGTACTACATACCGAGAATCCGCTTGCCAATACATTTAGTTGTGTTGGCATTTCGGGTTGGTCTGATCTCGTGCAAACATCCTTAAATGCGATGTTGCCCGGGATTCGCCCTGCTAATAACATTTCGCTCCTTAACTCAATTTATGAGCTTAAGGATTATCGAAATATAGCAGTGACGGTAGGCAGCTTAATTAGACGAATTCGATCTTATCCATCGAAGAATGTTCGCCTGTTTTATAACAGAGCGTTCGTTCGTTGGTGGAATGAGATTCGGAATTCGCCGTTACAGTCTGCGTGTCGTATTATGGCAGGTCAGTACTTGAATGCAGAATTCAACCTGCTGCCACTGTTGCAGGACATATGCTCTATTCAAAAAGCACTGTCCGACTATCGCGACCAGTTTCGAAAGCTGGCTCGCGAAGCGAACACACGGAAAACTCACCATTTTAAGCGTGAGCTTCGTGATCAATTCAGTGACTCTTACGATTCGGAATCATGCCCTACGACTAACGCTATCGTTAGTCCGAGCATGAATTACGGTCGTTCGGTCACTTATTTGGTTCGCCAGTTCAATGGAACCCTCGTGTACAGCTACTCGCTGCCACTTGGTGAGGGAGATGAAAATCTCCCGTGGGCCCTTATGGATCGTCTCGGAGTTAACTTAAACCCCGCGATAATCTGGAAGGCAATCCCATGGTCTTTCGTGGTCGATTGGCTTGTTGGCGTAAGCCAATACCTCGATCGATTCAAAAGACGTAACATTGAACCTACAGTCGTAATCCATAGTTACTGTGCCTCGGCACATGTTAAGCGTGTAATAACGACTAATATGGGCTTTGGTACAAGTAATCCGTGTTTCGAACAGACCGAGGAATCGTATGAACGAATCCCCGGACTACCAAACGCGTTCAGCTCAATTCGTTTGAGCGGGCTGTCTCCCATGGAGTTTAGCCTAGGCGCTGCACTTGCGGCTTCCCGCAGGTAGCATAACCATTAACAAACAAACCGTCTACTTCCGGTTAAAGAAGATAGAAAATAAGCATGTTAAGCAACGCATTAAATACGAACGAAGTGAAGGATGCTGCTGCGACTGAAGTTGAATTCAGTCGTATCAGCACGAACGGTCGACAAACGGTTTTCGCCAAAGTTGGCGAAACCCCTAACGCTCCTTACCGCCTCACGGTGTCTCACCAAGAGGTTGGAACAGGAGTTGACCTGCGACGGAGGTCAGTAGTACGCTTTGACAAAACTGTCACTGGCGTATCACTGTTACCTCGAAAAGTCACAGGTTATGTCGTTGTGGATGCCCCTACCGGGGATCTTTCCGCAAGCACCGAGATCAAGAACGTCATTGCAAACTTGTTGTCTTTTGTTGGCTCATTAGGAGCCAGCACAACAATATTGTACGACTGTACTGGTAACGGGGCCGTCGTCCTTACTGATGGGTCGCTTTAAAGGGTCTTGGATCCTATAACCTGTATGCGCTAGCAATAGCGTCTCTACAGTATAATAGAACACAAGACTTGGCGACTTCATATTGCCAGGTTTACCTGACACCATCATATGGAACCTTCAGAGACCAAGGTCTGGTACATTGTGGTTGGAGCATTGATTCTTTTATCAGTTGCTCTATTCTTAGCGGGATGTGCTTTCGATAAATTATCGATTGAGAGGGGTCTGTTAGACCCTTCAGGCACTAAAATCCCAGCTAAGCTACCTGTACCCTGAAGAACTGGGGCGTGAGCCCTTGTTCAACGACCTTTTATCCGGAACTCGGAGAACTCTAATGAACTTTTCCGCAAGGAATTGTTTATTAGTTTAAACTCCGGGTTCTGGATCTCTTCGTATTAAGGTATCACAAGCGTTGTTCATGTTCTTGTCAAGATAACCATTATGGCATCTAGAAAAGGACAAGAGTCGGTATATATTCGACTCATCGAGCAACTACTGTGTGACATTCAAAACACACATAGTGAAGTGTATACACCACGATCATGTTCACTTGACAGGCGAAAGCTTGTCAGGCGATATGATCGGGAAGGCATAGGTCTTTTAACAAAGACTCTACCACGTCTCGGAAAAGCCCTTGATCGGGCTTTAACGGGAGAAGTATCGTTAAACTGTACTGGACTGCGCCTTAAAACGCAGAAAAGTAGCAAGCTGCCGAAATTATTCGGTGAGCTATTTCAACGTATCCTCTCACATGACGGTTGGATCCTTCCAACACCCTGTGTGAAGAGCATCAAACTGTTAAGACAGTTGACGCTTGTATTTTACAAGCTGAAGCTGAATTACAGCCTATCGCAAGAACAAAACATAATCGATCAGTTTATACTAACCGAAAATGAAATCATTCCTATCAGTTCAGCGCTTTCTGCGTATGCAGAGGCTCTGGAACATTGCAAGTATCCTTATACCGTACCGTGTCAGCAAATTCAACGGGAAACCGTTGGGTTGCTGGACGACGGAAACACCTATCGTCTTCCCTTTAAAGAAGATGATGTGTTTCTTGGATCCGTCAAAAGACGTTGTCCAAGAGGTACTCGGAGCTTGGATCAGAGCTCGTGCTTCAGAAATGAACTCTCCCGGAGAATTCTGGGAGGCGGTTCACCTGAAGTTCGTTCTAAACAGCCGACACAACGTCGGCTATCTGAACAACATCCTCGATGTGCCCATGCTGACTCAGAACAATACGAAAGTATTGTCGAGAGACTATTGGGCCTCGACGACGTCATCCGCAAGGCTCAAATCCTATTACAGGATCTGTTTGCCTTCTTCGACCCGAACGACATTCGATGCAAACACGGACCTGGAGTGGTCTCTACTAAAGAGACTCTCTGGGAAAAGTATTTGTTTCGAAGTCTCCCGGAACGAATTCTTCAACAATATCCGCTTGACCCTTATTTTGGGCCAGTCGGGCAGTTTGAAGATTACGCTCGAACCAGCATTGATTCCCCTTATAAATGGGGAACCTGTGCACGATTCGACGCTATAGACCATCCCGCTAGAGTACTATTAGTACCTAAGGATAGTCGCGGTCCTCGGCTTATATCTTGCGAACCTCTGGTTAACCAGTTCGTTCAACAAGGTATATTCCGTGCAATGGTTAGGCTAGTGGAGTCGCACCCTTTAACAAGGTACAACGTCCATTTTACCGACCAACGCCCTAATCAGTTGGGAGCCTTACTTGGCTCCCAAGAGGGCAAGTATGCGACACTAGACTTGAAAGAGGCTAGTGATCGTGTATCAGTCGGTCTTGTTCGTCTGCTGTTTCCAAGTTGGCTTATGCCTTACTTGTTCTCATGCAGAAGCGATAAGACGACATTACCGGGTGGTGAGGTTTTAAAACTCGAGAAGTTTGCACCAATGGGGTCAGCTTTATGCTTTCCCGTTATGGCGCTCTCTATCTGGAGTATACTCACTGCCGGTCTGTCCGATGCAAAGTACTGGCGATCGCAAGGCCCGTATTCCGACCTGGATTACGGTTCCCGACGTTACGTCCGCCCTAGACAAGCGGAACGTACAGTACTTTTAGTGTATGGTGATGATGTCATTGTACCAACGGCGAAAGCCGCGAATGCAATAGAGCTTCTCGAGTCGTTTGGTTTAAAAGTAAACCGCGACAAGAGCTGCACCAGTGGACTCTTCAGAGAGTCATGTGGAACCGACGCCTTTTCTGGCGTAGAGGTCCAACCTGTCCGTATTCGGACACCCTGGCATCCTGATCGTCGCCCAGAAGTCTTAGCATCATGGGTTAGCTACGCTAATTCAATGTATAGACTGAAGTTCTATCAGACCTACGATTTTATCGTAGATCTTCTTGGCCAAACTTATGGCCAACTAATGCAAGCTGATTCTGATACAGTAATGTATAAAGACCCCTTGCACGTGAAGGATGATGATTGGTTTGTAAAAGCCAATCTCGCCCTCATAGAAGTTCCGGAGAAATACCGGTTGAAGAAATTCCGTAGTAATCCAAACGGCTTGCAAAAGCTCGAATGGTTACAGTGGACTATTCAACCACGCAAAGTTTCTCATGAAATAGATGGATGGTCCTCGCTGTTCCGATTTTTCGTCGAACAGGAAGAACATCCGTCCCATGAGTTTGCGAACGATATTCCTCGCAGAGGCGGTGTAGGCATAATCCACGCAGTATTGCGTGAGCCTTTCTCCGTCAGTGTGC